TAAGGACGATAACTCCGTTATCACTCAGGAAGAAGGTTTGCGGGCCTGACTGAGCGATACTCTTTCGAGCTACGCATCCATGCTGGCGAGTGATTTCGTACGTATTTGCGGCACTTACGGTCGCAATATTATTTATCATGTGAATGCTATTACGCATGAACACGATCAACTGGTCTTCTTGGTAGGGGTAAAAGCCTACGAGGAAATCCGCAGAACCCTTGTTGATTCTGAATTGCGCGTCACCGGGAGTATAGACGTCCGTGTCCAACAAGCTACTCATCAAGATCGAGTACTTGGAATCAGTAGGTTGTGGAATGATAAGTCGGTTTCTGAAGAACACGCCATAGTCGGTATTCGGACATTGGATATTTCCGCTACCAGGAGATGCGTTTGCCTTCACTACGAAATCAGTCGGGCTTGAATAGTCACCATCCCATTCTAGCGGGGTCTTGTTCTTGCCTCGAAACAAAATCAACTTCTCCATCGACTGTACGAAACTCGCTCCGTCTGCTTCCGCAACAACTTCTCCACCGGGATAATCAATCGCAATGCCCGAATTGTTCGCGTCATTCCATATAATCGCTTTGTCCTTGGTTGCCACTACGACAAACTCTAGGCCAGTTGCGGGATCGCTAAAGAGCGTTGATGCAAATACCTGTTCAGTCCCCGCTGAGTAGGTCAGCGTAACTGCGCCAGCGAGGAAGTCTATGCCCTTGCGTGTCTCCGCCAAGTCACCAACCAATCGCATATTCTCGGAAGTCTCCACGAATCCACCTTCGAGCGAAGTCTTCTCTTGGTACGAATCGATACCGCGAAATCCACGATCCCCCTCGCTAAGTACCTGATCGTCAAGCGATCCATATGAACGATACCTACTCATTTGCGCTTCTTTATCTCCTGCCAAATTTTAAATGACATAAAAACTATGGTGAGCGATCCAGCCACTACCCCAATCCATTCGTGCAAAGAACCGGAAAAAGTCGCAAGTGTTCCTCCGAAACCCCATATAACGTCACGATCAATCATCTTCTTCCTCCGGGTGTGAAATAAAAGCCCACGATCATGGGGAGGACAACGGTTGCTTGGAAGAGCGCAATATGTCCTGTTGTAACGACCAAAGGGGCTTGCTCAGCAGGAAAACTGAGGAGTCCGAAAAGAAACTCTCTCCGCCCTTCTCCTGTAATGTTTGTTGTACTGATGAGCGGTACGCTTGGGTAGACGGTGGTGATACAGGTGATGAACGCGAGCGTTGACATGCCAATAAGAGCAAGCATCCTGCGAGTAGCGCGAGTGAACGCACCACCCGGGCCTGAGTTAAGTTGCTTCTGATATTCAATTGCAAATTCATTGTTTCGCGCCTCCCGCGCCATTTCCATTTCGTACTTCTGTTGACGCGAATCCGTCATCGCTCCAAATACACCCTTGAGGATACTGCCCATTGCGGCAGACCCTCCTCCTGTTAAGAACAAAGTGAGTAGCTCAAACATTATTTTTCCAATCCTCCGCCATTAACCCCGTACCTCAAATTATCTACGTGTCCATCAAGCTTATCCACCCTTCCCTCAAGGTGCAGAATCTTCATGTCTTGCTGGGCATCGGCTGGTAGTGCGCCAATTTCTCCCCGAGGCCACTTAATACGAAACTCCGTGTTTAGTTCCATCTCATGTTGGATACGCCCCAAGTCCATCTCTATGGTATTTAGCCGGTTTACGATGACACTATAGCCCCATACCGCAGTTCCGACCAAAGCTATCACCTTGGCGGCAAAGGCAAGTTGTACCTTTGCTGATGCGTTCTCGTTAATCTCCCCTTCTTCGCTCATTTCTTACCTATAAGTTCAAAAATTCTCTTCACGTCTTCGCGCCGATCCTCGGCAAGCTTTTCGAGGTTGCGGATCTTCTCGTAATGCCGGGCTACTCCGATCTCCAGCTTCCCGTTCTTGGCTTTTTGCACGTCCACTTCTTCCTTTATTCGCTTTAGAAAAAATCCGATCACGCTTACCGCAACCGACAATCCGAGGAATATGTAGGTTTCCACCAGGTTATCCTCCCTTGAGTATCACAAGGGTTAATAACAGTATGCCATCTGCCAAAAGTATCATGTGCGAACGCTTCATTCTATTGGTGGAGTCCATTCCTCGGTTGAGAGGGTGGTCATTATTTGCGAATGAGTGTAAGTGTCCTTGCCATACAAAAAGCGAGGTTTCGCACCTTCATACTTAACAAAGGTTTTGTCTCCCCTCGACCCGTCAGCATTCACGCTCCATCGCAAAGTGTCTGCGCTCGTTTCGAATACTTCGCTAAAATCCACGTCAGCAACGTCCGCTTGGTCGATTATGCAATAGGTTAAACTCATAATTTTAAGAGGGTACGGTACTGGAGAAGGTTGGCCCGTTTGTGAGCGTTCCGTTGTTACCACCTGAGCCTTGATCGGTAATGGTAGTGCCTGTTCCTCCGTCATTCTCCCCCATTCGCCACCACCCCAAGGGTGACAATGAGGAAAGGTCTGCGGGGACTCCGCTGTTGTAAATTGCTGTGATGTTGCTCGTACTTAAAGCGGAGTTGAAAATTGCAAACTCATCGATTAGCCCCGAAAAGTAATAGTTGTTTGCAAAATAGCCGCCTACTCTCAAGGGGGCGGCTATATAATTCTGGGAGTCAGCGCCCGTTCCAATGGGGGTACTGTTTCCGTTGAGATAAATCTTACTGTCAGTCCCGTCATTCGTGATTACAAGGTGATACCAAGTCCCAGCGTTAATTGTAGCGGTTGCTGAAACTCGATAAACACCGCTAACATAAAGTTTTACAAGCGAACTAGCCCCTTTGGTTTGTATCCACAAAGAAGGTTGAGCGGCGTTAAAACTACTCCGCATATCAAAAATGTTAACCCCGAAGCCCCCTAGGTTGTTTGTCCCGCTCCCTTGAAACCAAAATGATATTGAGTAGCCCGAAGTTCCAAATGCGAAGTCGCTCGTTGAGCTGACGTCCATGCTATCGTTTGTTCCGTCCAGGCTAAGAGAGTACTCGTTGGCATATGACCCCCCTCCACCTCCCGGTCTGCCCGAAGCGGTTGACGCTTTTCCTCCGCCCAAGCCAAGCCCGAGCGCTATGGTCGCAGAACCCACGACTAGACGTTGTACGCAATTACCGCACCACTTGTAAGATCGATGCTCGTAAAGTTGCCATACAAGACCATCCCTGCCGCAAGCTCGGTTGCGTCCTGTCCGGTACAGATGTCATCGAGGTTCGTGATGTTACTAGATTGCGCGGCAAGCACGGTTGCTTCCGTTGCTTGGATGGCAAACCATCCGTTAGTGTTGTTATGGACGGCAGTATCATTTATGTACTCACCCCCATTAAGTCCGAGTCCGCGATATTCACTTGTAGATGCCATGATATATTTCCTGTTATGCTGGTGACGCTATGGTCGTGCCATAAGTTTCAATTAAAAGTGGTTGGGATTGTCCTTCTTGTCTTTCGAGCATATCCAGCTCAATCTGTAAAATTTGTTCCGCTTGCTGAAGCGCAACTTGTCCTTTTTCTGCTTGTCCGTCTGCGGTTAGCCAATCGGAATACGCAGCTTGTACTACATACTCTGCAAATACGTATGGAAAATCATCGGAGTCAGAAGCGTATTCGGGAAAGGGTATGCGATAATATACCCACACCGGGCTTGTTGAAGCTCGGTTAGGCAAGATAGCTTCCCCATAATCACTCGCTCCCGTGACGTATATGTTTCTAAACGCGACGTCCGTAAAATTGCTACCCCCATAGGGGTCTTTGTCAGTCACTCGGAACACTTCGCTTATCGTAGTCCCGAAGTCTAGGTAACTAAGCATATTCGCAGTTGCAGTTGCTCCCGAGCCTCCGCCTCCGCTGAAGCTTACCGCAGGGGCAGAGACGTATCCCGTGCCATTCGCAGTTACCGCAATGCCATTTACCTCTCCATCGCTATTGATGGTCGCAGTCGCAGTTGCCGCTCCCGCTACCGTAACGGTTGGAGCGGAAGTGTATGAAGCCCCCCCGCTACCCACGTCTATGCTCCTGACACGAAGATCAGGTACAATTTGCGTAAGGCGCGATACGAATGGCCATGCAGTACGAGTCCATGCCAAGCGTCCAAAACGATTGAAACTTCTCAAAGCCGCAGTAGATTCTGCGGTGAGTAAGGAATCAACCCCAATAAGGTTTGTTAAATTAGTAGTGAGAGCGGAAACCGTTATTCTTCTCATGCTAGTCCTAAACCTCCTTGGAAGGTCTTCTTGTCAAATGATTTGGTCTTCAATGCGGGATTGTCACGCAAGAACTCATCAACAAATTGCTTGTCTCCCCAGCATCCTGGTTTGAACTGTTGCCATCTGAAGTATTCGCGTGCAGGGATAGTCGCTTTCAATTGCCCTACCCCATCCATCATTCCACCTTGTTCGTTCTCCTTGCCACATTCTATTTCGCGCTTTTTTGCCTCGTACTTTTCGAGGTCAACTTCGTAACGCAAATGCCTCTCAAGATTCTTCATGAAAGAACTACCGTTTCCTTCTTTCCACTTAGGTATGAAAATCTCGGACATAGTTGTTAAGGGTTAACTTGCCGTGTCGGGGAAGGATCGCGAAAATAACACAAAAACGCGATCCAACCCCTAAACAACGACAAATATATTAGCCTACGTCGTTAGCGCTATGCATTGCCAAGTACACGTCAAGCTCGCCTGCGGTAAGCGCGGAAGGCGAACCGGAAGAGGAGTTGGTGAACTTGATCTGCAAGGCATCAGCGGCAGCGGCAAAAGTCCCGGCAAGGGTCTTTGGTACTGCACCTTGAGCGGCAATGATCGGGCCAACTGCGGTTACGGAAGTGGACTCGATGAAGTTATTCGGGTCACCGTCCGTTCCCAATTCAGCCGCCAGCGCCCCCGTGCCAGTCATGGCCGTGGTCACGTTGATCATAGCTTTTGAGATAACAAAGTCTGTTGGTGTGTTTCCAAGAGCCACGGTGACGGTATCGGAAGACCCTGAGCCTTCGTCAATGTCGGTAAAAAGGATCTTCCACTTGTGCGTAAATCCTTGTGCGCGTTCTTGGTTTGAAAGAACGCTCTTGCGAGCGTTGTCGAGTGTTACGTCGGTATTAGCCATTGGTTAAATCTCCTTGATGTTAGATGGATTAGTTAAAGAACCCGTGAGCCTTTGGAGCGTAGCAGGCAAGTCCGGCAATGACGTCTACGAAACCTCTGCGTCCTCCACCTTGGTCTTCCAACTCGGTAGCGGATTCGGCTTTGAGCGAGTGCATTCCGACGTATTCGGGATCAACGAGCAATCCGGCATCAGCGTCAACCGTGTCAGAACCGCTCGTCCGATTTACGAAAAGCGAAGCAACAATGCTGACATTCCCAAAATCTCCTTCGTAGAGATTCACGGTAAGCGTGATCTTGCGGGACTCGGCATCCTGGTTGACAACGTAAGTATTGTTAGTCGCAGATGCCTGACGAGAGAAGTTGCTGATCTCTTGCTTGAGGCTTGGGCCTGCAATCAAGGTCAACTGTCCACCGGGCATTCCGTT